CATGATGTAGATTCTGTTACCAGTTTCAACAGTTTGATTTTTAACAGTAGCCATTAATTATCCCTCCTATTATTTAGTTGTGTTATCTTCGCTGGTAGCAGAATAGTTAGAATACGTTCCTGATACAACGATATTCTTAATTTCCTGAGTAGGAGCGACAGCGAACTGAATATAAACAACCGTTCCTGAAATAGTAACCACAATGTCTGATTCACTAAAGTCAACGATTAGACCGTCATCATTGTTCATTTCTGAATACAAGTAACTAGCAACGGTACTCTTAATATCATCTGCACTAGTTGAACGAATGTTGCTACCAATGTAGGTATCACGAAGAACAAACCGCAAGTTGTCGAATAAGAAGTCTGTTAGTTCGCCTAGATACAATGAGCCGTCAACGTGACTGCTACTTACTGTGTTAGTTGAGACGTCTTGAACGATATAGTAACCACCAGTTGCATTACGGTTTACTAGATGTTCAATACCAATAACACCGTTTTGGTTAAGTGTATTAAGGTCGTCACCAGAGAAGTTTTGGTCGAGGTCGACTAAAGCAAGTTTCTTATTAGTGATAGGAACAGCTACGCCTAGTGAACTTGATAATCCGCCTACATAAGCAGCCATAAGATAAGCAGGAACATGAACACTTTCTCCGCCCTCTTGAACGTGTCCTGATTGACCAACTAATCCAAATCTGCTATCGTTGATGTTAACTTGCCTTGATAGAATCTGTTCTAAAGGTTCCGCGAATCCGCCACCGACGAATGCGTGGTAGTTGTAACCGAGAACGTGCTGTTCATCAATGAAAGCTTGAAGTTCGGCATGAATGTTTTCTTCACTAGTTAATGGAATAATGTAGTAAACATTGTTTCCAATAGCACCGTTGAATTTGTCAGCCCAAGATACTGGAACGTCTCCAGTTGATCCACCAGTTAAGAATGCTGTATCAAAGTTAGCTGGGAATGACGCAGGAGCAGTCGTAACAGATGCCGTAGCACTTCCTGTACCAGCGCTTACTCCGTTAACAATAGGCTTGTTGTTTGAAGTCTGTGTGACAACAACATATGGGTCATACCCTAGCTTACTAATAGCATCGCCAATCTTAGCAGTTACAACAGCAGGCGCCGTTTTAACGTCCACTGGAGAAGTAACTTCGTCTAGATATGACGTATTAACCGATGGGCTACCAACGACAGACGCTGAGAAGTTAGGTGTCGCTGATATTGCTTGCATTAACTTAGCAATTGTGTCATACTTAGACATAGTTAAGTCAAAGGTAGCTACGTTGGTAAGCTTGTCAATTGAATCACCAGAACCTAATGTTAAAAGGATTGCTTTACCGTCTGTGTCATGGGATACTGTATATCCGGCGCTAGCACTTTTACCACTGTAAGTTATCGAGAACATTTGACCAATGTTAGTATAGGTTCTTTCATAGTTATCAGGCGAGTAATTTACGGTTATCCTAGGAACACCGAAAACGTCGTTGTCTAACGCTACTGATACTTGATTAGCGTTTGTTCCGAATATAGAGCTTGTGAATGTAAGTCCGTCTTTAACAAGGCTTGCTTGCTTAGCATTGTCTACTCTAAGAGCATAGACAGTACCACCATTTGTGACTGAGTTACCGGTTGGGTCAAAAGCTAATTTAATACCGTCAACCAAGTCGCCACTACCGAAAATCTTTGTAGCTTGCTGACTGGTTCTAATTTCATAAACTTTAGTTGGGTCTCCGTTAGTAGCAGAACCTAACATAAAGATATTCTTTGCGCTGTCACTAGCTGTGTTTGATAGTCTGCTATCATCAAAGTTAGTTTCAACGTGCGGTCTAGAATCATAGAAAAGTGGATATATACGCTTATATGATTCGGCCGATGTAATTGTAGTAGTCATTTTAATAAGGACTCCTTTTCTAATAATTTATTTTAAATATTTAGTTAATTCATCTAGATATTCCCGTTCGTCCTTAACTATCAGCTTGTCTTTAGTACGCATTAGCGCAATAAATCCAGCAGCCTTAATACGGTTAAGATTTGGGAATCTTCCAGAATCCATGGCGGAATCAATAAATTTATCAACCCCGTAGTACTTATTACCTTTCTTAATTTCAGACATCTAACTTGCCCTCCGCTTCTACATCTGTAATTCTATCACCTGCATTTGTTTCAAGAACCTGTGTTGTCTTATAAGTTATGGTTAATCTCCTATAGAACAGTTGTTGACCAGTAACCGAATTACTTGCAGTATTAATCTCTTGAATAAGGTCGTTACCCTGAGTGCTGACGTTAGGTAAATAAATAGAACTATTATCCTCTAACGTCTGACGAAGATATATTGTTATTGCTAACAAGATATTTGATAAGCATCTTAGAGTATCCTGATTGTTTGACACAAAGTCAACAACACAAACTTCTTGAAGATTAATTCCATAACCCATAACATCCTTATGATTAATATTACCACCATCACGGTGCTTGCGGAAAACAGTATAGAAGACAGTTACAGGAACCTTATAGTCCTTATATAAATCCATATATGGAACAAATATCTTATTATCTTTAAATTTAAGATTATCTGAACCAGATATTTCCATTATGTTATCAACCGAATACACGTCGTTCTTCATCTGTATAAACGCAATAGGGTTATCACCACTATTATCAACCTGAACGTAGGATTTTTCTTTTATCTCGTTTCCCTCTGCATAGTCATATATTCCACTTTGTAGATTTCCTAGAGATGAGTTGTCTCCATCCTCTTGGCTACCTTCATACTGAACAAGTATAAAGGTTCCTTGTTCTTTATTAGATGGGAACGTAAATAGAACTGGTATTTCTTGCTTTGCAATTCCGTTGCTATCATAGCCAAAAGTGTTTATGAACGGCTCTACTATATCGTCAGGAAGGTCAGATAAGATATTATCTTCTAGTGTTGATCTACTTGATAGGAATCCTTCTAGGATACTGCTTATTTTATCTGAAACATAAGTATCAATTGTGTTTATAGCCAACTAATTCACCCCCGCTTGTTGTGACATTCTGTTTATACGTTCTTTTAGCACCATTGATAAGTATGGAGCTATTACTTTTGTATTACTATTTTGAGAAACGTCTTTTCTGCCAACAATCCATGAATTTGGATCTGACTTATCTGATACAGTTCTAAAGCTTATATAGCTAGCACGCTTCCCACTTTGTCCTTTTTGAAACCTAGTTATGTTAGCAGACTTCCATTTATATTGAAGTTCATTGATAGACTCATTAGGGTTATAACCTAGTTTTTCTTGAACTCTACCAATATCAGAAAATGAGCTAGTGGTTCCAAACTCTGTGTGACTTATGCGATCCCAGACAGAACGTCCATAAGCAGACCTTAACGCTGGTGTTCCATCTTGTATAGGTACGACTAGGTACCAGCCACCGTCTTTCTTGCGTTTCGCTTTAGGTGACCGTGAGAAAACCTCTTTCATATCTACAAACTTAACTCCGTTTGAAGCAGCAGTATCTGTCAATATCCTGTATGATATGTCTAAGGCAGTGTTAGACAAGTTGCTAACTTTAATAGAGTTGTCAGAGTCGGCTATTCTTTTTTTAAGATTGTTAACAAACGCTTGCTGAATTGGGCTCGTATCTAGGGCGTCTTTAAAAAAGTTGTCTAGTTCCGTTTTAAACTTATTGTTATTCAAAATCAATCACATCGCTTAGTTCAGACGATACTGTTGGGTCTGGAAGTTTAACTTGATTAATGTCAGAATCGTTAATATTAGTATCTGGAACAAACATACTTTCACGCCTCATTATACATAATTTAGGTAATCTGATATTAAGTTCCATATTCTTAATGTTAATATCGTCTCCGAATAGGCGTTTATAGTTCTCTAGATTTTGATTATACCACCCTACATATGACGACTTGTTCTTATAATCAGTAGCTCTAGTATATCTAGTTTCTTTTGTTATATTCACAATGTAGTATCTAGCTTGAACTTCTAGGTTTAAAGATATGTTGTGATTTAGAAGAGAATCGTCAGATACCTTTAGTATGTTATTGCTAGATATGGAAATCTTGTTAGTAACATCTGTTAGTGCATTGTTAACAATGGCACTTGCGGATACTATTCTATTGACATTATAAGGTATGAATACACCAAGGCTTAGCCTGCCACTAGTAATATTTACCAAGTAAGTTTGTGATAGTGTCATATCTGGAAGTGTAATTCTGTCTCTGATAGCTATACCGTTTTCTACACCGTTATCAGTCAGCTGTGGTGTAAAAACAGTTGTTCCTCTTTCAGCTTGACCAAACTTACTGGCATAGGCGCTTTTGTTGTCAGACTGCATAATTCCTTTTAGCATGTAGGAGTTAGTGTAGACAATTCCTTGACCATGGCATACTGGACAGTCAATTCTAGGAGAGTTAGTCTTAGGGTTAATACAAGGGCAAGGGATAGACTTTTCCCATATAACCTGACGACCTAGCTTTTCAATCAAGTTTACATACTGCGACACCATTTGGTTAGGGTACTTATTTATATGTGGAAGTGGATTAATGTCTTTAAATTGCTTAGTCATATTTACCTCCTAGTTTATGAAACCGATATTGTTTCCACCGTAGTAATTTATAAGGTGATCTCTAAGAGATTTCATATCCTCTTTCATAAGGGTAATATCGGCAGTTGTAGCTGTGTTTTCAGCACTTTGGGTACTATCAATGGAAACGTGAGCATCGTCAAGAGAAACGCTCTCAGACGCAATTCCGGCGCCAATAGCGACACGTCCGTACCTTTCAAGGACTTCAATTGCAGCTTGCTTAGCAATATATGCTTTTAAGTCAGGCTGAATAGTGTAGTCATAGTTCAGGCCTTCGTCACCCGGAGCAATAGGAAGCATTCCTGCAATATAAGAAACACCTATCATCTGAGGGCTAAAGAAGTCTCCGCTAGGGTTAGGCATACCTAGTGGGAAGTTGTTAGACATTGTATAAGGTGTATACATCATACCCATAGAAGAACCGGCTTGCAGAACAGTTGGCTGTAAGTTTATTTCTCCTAAACGGTTAGTAACCTTGATCCACTCGTCTGGATACTTTTGTATCGGCATTTGATTAAAGTAAAGAAGAATTTCTTCGACGTGCAGTATTGGACGATACATTGTATGAGTAAACATCCATGAATTAAAGTCATTCTTATAGTAGTCAAGCCTGTCATTTACAAGTCTAGGTCTAATGACAATATCTAAGTCCTTTTCAGTTTCTGCTACAGCCTTTGTTACGAAGTTCTGATAGTATGCGTCGTCGTATGGTTCATTAGTAACAGGATCTAGTAAGTCTAGTTCCATTCCTCTTAGTTGGTCTTTAACGATGTCTGCATTTAGTCCTAAGCTGTCAAAATTTATACTTTTCCAGTCTACGCCATCTACATAGTTTGGGTTGCCATAGTACTTAGCAGCTGAACCGGGATAGTCGTCACTTATTTTATAATAGTTCATAGCGTCCTGTGTTGACATATATAAATGCTCCTCTCTTTGTTATCTTTATCTATCGTAGCATTAATGCTCAATTAAAATAAAAAAGACTACCAATTAAGGCAGTCTTAGTTAATAATCATATTAAGATAATTCTAGGTCTTCTACACGTGAGTAAACAACGTTTTCAAGAACAGCACCACGCTTTGGGTAGTACAATGCTAGAGCGACGTAGTTTAGAACAACGAACGAAGTAGCTGTAGTAGTAACCGCTAAGTTAAGCTTTGATAGTGGAATAAATTCTTGAAGAGCAACTGTTTCTGGACGGTTTTCAATAACAAACACGTCACCACAACCAGCAATCCGAGCGTTCGTATCAACGAAAGTAATCGTAGCACCTTCTTGTTCACGAACGGCTACTTTACCAATCAAGTAGTATGAACCACGATTGCCACTAGCGTCTGTATTAGCTTCTAGGGCGTCGCTGTCGAAGTTAGACTTACGATAGATAGCTACGTAGTCTGGAATAACATTTTGCATTGCGTTAGGGGTAATCGTTAACGTAATAGCGTCATCCTTCTTCGTTGGTGTAGCAGTTTGAACCAAGCTAGGACGTGAATCACCATGACGAGATACCATAACGGCAACGTATGATTGTTCAACACCGACTTCTTTGTTAAGGATTACTTCACCCTTTGAGTCAGTCTTGTCAGCTTCATGCCATAATCCACCACCGTCTGGCGTAACAGTTGCAGACAATTGAGGTGCAGTAGGTGCAGTAGGAGATACTGGACGGTCAAAGTCTAACTTGTTATCAGAGTCCATAATAGTTGAACCTTGAATACGGATAGAACCATGAGCAGATAAGAACTTGTCAATATCTAATCCGGTAGTCATACCACCAGTTTGTCCGGGAAGCATTACACGTTGACCATTTAAATGTTGGTTAACGAAGTCAGCCTTAATACCAATTGGCATGTAGGCGTCAGTAGGAGTACCGAAACCTTCACCAATCTTACGAGCAGCCATGTTAAGTGCTGCTGGAGATAAGCGGCCACCGCGTAAATCAATATGGTTTTCTGGAGCAATTAACTTGAACAAGCCATCAAATTGAAGACCTTCGCCCTTTTGACCAGAAGTTAAGTCGGCATCACCGTAGAACATAGCCCATTCGTCAGTCTTGATAACTGTTGAAATAGCTGCGTATTCTTGAACCTTTAGAGAGTCAACAATCGTGTTAGCACGTTGTAGGGCGATACTTGTAACATGAGTATCAACAATGTACTTGATGTTGATCGTTCTTTGACGTTCATTAGGGTTATTAACGTCGCCAATTCCAATTTCAGGTTGGAATAGTGAATGACCGGTACGTCCGTGTGAGTAGTATTGAGTATATTTCAACACTGTGTTATCTACAGGTTGCTTTGCAATATCATTGTAAAGTGTGAAATCTCTTTCACCCCATGTCGTTACCTTTAAGTCTCGATTAAGAGATTCAATACGGTTAGCGGCACCGTCTGTTTGTGTATCAGGTGTAATTGAGTGACCTGCAGTAAATGCTGATTTCTTAACGTTTTCTGGAAGGTTTTCGTTAAGAATGTCTTCCTTGTTAGTATCAAAAGCAACTGCTCTATCGCCACCAAAGAAAGATTTCTTCATTATATCTTTCGTTTTGTCCTGTGTATACATTATATTAAGCGCTCCTTTATTTATCGTTTGTTTTCTTATCCTATTTATAATAGTAGCTTAAACTAAACTGACCATTAATAAATGATAGTCTAGATACTAATGTTATCAAATTGGCTCTTTAATTCAGGCGTAACTTCACTAGTCTTGTCTAAACGACGTTCTAGTTCAGCTAATTCGTCAGCTTGGCGCGAGTTTGGGCCATAAAGCGCGCTCTTAGTTACATAGTCATAAGCGTCATAAACGTCGTTTACAAAGCTCTTATAAATATCTTCTTTGCTTGGCGTAACTGACTTGTTAACTTTGTCTTCATCCTTGTCTTCATCGTCATCTTTTTCTTCTTCGCTGTCTCCGTTTTGCGCGGCACCTAACAATGACTTTTCAACAGTCTTATCTGGGTTGTCAACCTTTGGAGTTTCAGGTTCTTTATTTTCTGAAACAGACTTAGAAGTTTTGTCTTCTTTTTCCTTGTCGGATTCTCCGTCTTTTTCAGGTTTCTTATCAGCGTCTTCTTTATCAGTATCTTCTTTATCCGTTTCTTCTTTTACTGACTTGCTAGTTTTGTTATTAGAAACTAATTCATCATATGACTTCTTTAGTTCGGCGTGTGCTTTCTTTTCTTCGTCTAATTCTTTTTTCATATCGTCGCACTTAGATACTGATTTTTCTAATTGTGCGTTTAGTTCAAATGACTTGCTAGTTAAATCTGTAATCTTTTCATTAGCTTTTGAAAGTAAGTCTAATGACTTTGAAGCTAATTGACTAAAACTATCTTCGGTTGATTTTTCCATTTTACCGTCTTCTTTCTTAGTATCCTTTTTAGCTGACTCTTCAACAACGTCTCCATCATCAACGTCTTTAGAAACACTATCTTTTGGCTTTTCACCGTCTAGCTTTGCATCAACTTTTCCTGTGTTCTCACCATTTGGCTTTTCACCCTCTGGCTTGGCTGGTGATACGGAACCACCATTCGTATCAGAATTTGTTAGTGTGCTTTCTAGGTCTTTAGCTGCTTGTAACGCTTCGCTTAACTTTCCCATTATTTTTACACGCTCCTATTTATTTACTGTTTAACTATATATTACGATTTTTCAAATTAATCTGGGTCTTATGCTAGATTGTCGTCACCATCTGGAGTCCGACTGTCATCAAACTTAGTAGCTGCTTTAACCTCACCACCAGATATACTGCCAATAATACCCTGAGCCTCAGCACTGCTGTTTCCAGAGAATATCTGTAGAAATAGCTGTGCAACTAAGTCGTCTTTAACCCCTCGTTGATCAAGGGACTCTGCGACAGATTTAGCGACGTCTGTAATATCTAGGCCATCTTCTTTTAGGTGGTGCATAGCGGCCGCTAGGTTAACAATCTTGCTGCTGAACGACTCTGCACGGTTTGCCGCCCCATTGCGTTGTGTTTCTGGAGTAATTCCATAACCAGCTTGTAGGGCATTAGACTTCTGAATCATTGACCAAGTTGCTTCTGGGTTTGCAGGATTCTTAGTTACCGCAACACCAGTGACTAGTACACTTTCAATAACATTTGGGTTATTTTCATTTCTTTTCTGAACTTGACCCTCAATTGAGAAACCAAGTTTACGCTTAGCGTCAGTCTTTTTAAGGTTATCATTCAGCTTAATAATATCCTGAACTTGTGGCATGTTAGTAAACAGGTTTGCTTCTAGATAAAGCCCTTTTTCTGGGTCAACATAGCTATTGTCAGTGGGTACACCAATAACAATATCTGAATTATGTTCATAATCAACATAACCATTATTAAGAAGATAACTTGGGTCTAGACCAATTGGGTCAATCTTCTCTCCTTGAAAGTCTAAAGCAGGCGTACTGGCATACCCAGCAACTGTAACATAGTCTTTTCCGCCTTTATCTGATTTCTTACTTTTAGATACTTCATCGAAAGGTAGAAAGATATTAAATTCTTCCATTGTATAAACAACTCCTTTATTTTATCAACTAAAATTTGTGTAACTTACTAATATGGTTTACGTATCAGCGTCCTCATTATTAGATACATCGTCACTTTCAGAAGGCTTAGGTAGCGGACTCTTTGGGTCGTCCTTACCTTTTTCATAGTCCTTGCTGTGTTGAATACGTTCTTGACGTTCTCGTTCTCCTAAAGCACTACCTGAATCGTCACTACTGTCTGGAACGTTAGGTTGTCCAAACCCAGTTGCGTTAATAAAGTTTTCTGCGGAACCAACAAATCCGGGAACATCTAGACCTTCAACTGTTTTCAAACCATGGTCTTTACGGTATTCATTGATAAAGTAACCATTAGCTAGTTTTAGTTTCCAAACCTGCTCTTCTTGTAGTTTGTCCTGTGCGTCCCCTAATGTGAAGCCAAAACGGTAATCCGTATCGACATATCTCATTATCTTATCATTGATAACTTGTTCAATGAAGCTAAGTAGAGGTGTCAGTCCTTTGTCCTTACTTGACTCTAGCTTAGCCTTGGCAGTGGAGCCTTCATTAACTGACTTGGTTCCTGACTTACCAGTAGATCCACCGTTATTAGGGAAGTTTATTTCCTCTGGTTGCATCTGGAATATAGCTGCGGTATCATATATCATAAAGTTTAAAAATTTATCAAACTCCATGTCACGACTATTCTGGGTCATATTAACAAACTTAGCGTCTTTAGCAGCTAAAATAGGTATCTTCCAAGCGCCACCTAGACCGCTACCCTGACTAGTCCACTGTCTACGAATACCAGCAAGCATCATTTGGTTAGCCTGTGCGTCTCCGTCTTGGTCAATTACTAATATTCCTCGTGTAGTACCACCCTGACTAAAGAACCTAGCATTAAATTGTTCAGTGTCATAGATAGCTTTAATCAATGGAATACTAGCCTCAACAGGACTATAACCGTAACCGCGTCTGTCAGTATCGGATAAGTTCCAATAATTAATAAATGTCAAATTTCTTTCTGAAAACTTAACAGATTTAGTTTCACTAACGAACTGTTCAAACTTTCTAGGTTGGTCTTTACTTCTAGGAGAGTATGATATAACCACCTTACTAGCGTCTACAGCGTTGAAGTGATCTAGCTCATTAGAGTCATTCTTAAATATTCTTTCAATGTTTATCTGGTCTTGAACGTACATATCGTTGATTATCTTAGTTAATAGCCTAGGGAACGTGTCCCTCCATTCATAGTATTCAGAACCAGTATTATAAATAAAGTCTTCTATCTCATGCGCACGCTTAATTTGTGCTTTGCTCATTACTTTGGTTGCGTCTTTAAGCTCTACTTTAAACCCGACGCCATTTCTATTATATCTGCTAGGGTTACTATAGGTAAGTACCTGATTAGTCCTAGTTCTGATAATAGCCTGAACAATGTCATTGTCAGCATAGGCTTTAAGAAGTTTCTTAGTGCTAAGAACGTCAGATATTGATGCAACACTATACTGACCGGCAACGTTTCCGTCAGCAATGTCTATTCCATCAACTGTGTCTCGTGCACTTGCTCGTCCGGGTCGAATAGCCTTATTAACTATATCTTTGTCATAGTCCCCTAGTTCGATATAGCTAGTAGACTTTTTATTAGACAAGCTAAAAGCATTTCTCAAATCTTTTAAAATAGCCAAGCTAGTATCCTCCTTCTATTGATAAACTTTAATACCATATAAAAAGACTAGCACAAGGCTAGTCCAATTTGTCAAAGTGCAAGCTAAATTATAGGTGTAAAGTTGTCTTGATGAGGGACAACGCCTAGTTCTTCTTGCAATTTAGTTCTCTCTGGTTCATAGGGGTTGCTACTGCTGTCAATTTCTAGTGGAGCAGTCATAAGTGGCGAGTTCTGCTGGTTTTCTCGTAACTCATCTATAAGCCTTCTCATTCCAACTAGGGAGTAGACGAAACTCTGTGCATAATGATCCGGCCCCTTTCTAGTTATAACTGTCTCGACAGACTTTCCGTCTTTAGTCTCTTCCTGCCTAATGACAACGTTTCCCCAATGCTTAGCATATAATTGCAGGTCAGTGTCATAAGGGTTATAGAAGTTAATATCTCCAGCCTTAATCGAGTTGATTGCTATTAGGTTTTGAGTTAATTTGTCAATAGTTACTGTTGACACACCGTCGTTAAAGTGTGCATTATAGTCACCGTTAGACTTAGCAGACCTAACTTTAACCCCGTAGACAACTTCTTTTCCGAATACTTGTGTCAATCTGTCATTGTAGTTACCATTATAACCAATATCTGCTAGAATTAGGTCTGGTTCAAATGGCCTAAGATAGTTAACTATCTGATACAAATCACGTTCTATATTTTCGACACCCTCGGAGCGGTCTACTCTCTTTAAACCAATTAGGTCAACTCGTCCATTGGCTTTCATACCAGTAACAACAACTGAGTGCTGGTGTTGTCCCCAGTCTATACCTACAGTAACTAGTCTGTAATCGTCTCTCATTTCCATTCTAGAAACAGATGAATTAATATGATTAGTTATGTCTTGCTCGAATAGCGTGTTACTAGTATCTTGGAACGGGCGGCCCAGAGAATAATTGTAAAAGAATTGTTTGCTGGGGGCTTCTAGTTCCTTCTGCTTCATTTGGCTTGCTGAAACCCAGACCGCATCCATTTGTGATATTTCATAACCGTGTGCACGTCCTGAACGTGGTGCGGTAATAT